GAACTTGTAGGTAAAAAAGTTGGCATATTTGTTGGCAAAGATGTAGGGGAACTTGTAGGTAAAAAAGTTGGTATATTTGTTGGCAAAGATGTAGGGGAACTTGTAGGTAAAAAAGTTGGCATATTTGTTGGCAAAGATGTAGGGGAACTTGTAGGTAAAAAAGTTGGTATATTTGTTGGCAAAGATGTAGGGGAACTTGTTGGAGAGCTTGTTGGCAAACTTGTTGGCAAAGATGACGGAGAGATTGATGGATTTAATGTTGAAGGCATTGATGAAGGAATTATTGACGGCATTTCTAAATATAAAAATGTCGGCAATGAAGTAGGTATATTAGTCGGAATGGTTGAAGGATAATTTATTGAAGGTTCTGTTGTTGGATTCATCGTCGGTTGGCATGTTGATGGATTAAATGATGGCATATATGTTGTCGGTCTTAATGATGGAACATAACTTTTGCAGTTTTTACCATTATTATTTGTATTACCATTTCCATTATTACCATCATTACCATTACATCCTTTATCTTCACTATTTGAAGACTTGTCCTCATTTTCATTATGGTCATTTTCATCTAACAATCTGAATAATTTTGAATCTATTTTTGATATATTTATGGTCATTAGATAATATATTAAATACCATTTCAATATATTCATTATTATATATAATATAAATATTTTTTTAAATTTATTTATTTTATTCTTCTTGAATACTATCATAAATAAGATTATGATGCGGATTATATAATACATATTCTGAAATATCCATTTTATAGACCTTTAAATCTGGAAACCAAAAACTCTTTGAATTCGGTTGAAATACACCATCTATATTAAAAGTATTTGGAATTATTTTACATAAATTTATTAAAGAATTCTTATCGAATGAATATAAACTTAGTCTATTATATTTTTTATGTCTATTCAACTTATTTAGTAAAAAATAGTAATTTATTTTCATATTTATTTTATTTATAACACTACTTCCATCACGTTTTTGTATATCAATAATTTTATTTTGAATTAGAAATTTTATTAGTCTCATAAATTCATATTGTTTATCTACTGTTATATATCCATAAGCAAATGCAAATTCAAAATATGCCTTCTCATTTTTACTCATACTTAAATAAGAATAATCAATATCTGTGTCTTTTAATTTTTCCATAGCTTCTGATATTTGATTATCTGATAAATTAATTGTTATAACCAAATCTTCCTTATAATTTTTAAAATAATGCTCAAAAAACTTTTCATTCTCTCTATTCATAACTAATAATTTTGTATTTTTTTTTATTAACCACTTGTAAATTTTGGTTTTTGATGTCTTATAAATTCTTGCCTGTTTTAAATCACCAAACCAACTTATATTTGTGTATAAACATTTATCCTTTGATTTTTCCTCCTGTTCTTTTGTATATTTTAATATACCTTTACCATCAAAACTTTTTGCAGCATAAATAGGATAATCTTTTATCAAAGTTTTTATTTTAGGTTTTAAACTTCTTTTTTTTATTGTTTTATTTTTTAAATTTTTACGTCTTTTTGTTTTCATTTATATTATATAACGATTTAATATAAATTTATTTATTCATTTTTTTAAATTGCTTCCAAGAAATATTTTGTTGTGGCTTAATTGGTTCTGGTCTTGGCTCTTCATTTTCATTCAATTTCTCTGCTTTCTTTAGAGCACTGTCTACATAAAGCTCCTTTAAAATTGTTCCTACTAAAAATGAACCTTCATGTTGGTCTAATTCGCCATCCTCAATGCGTTTTAATACATCTAAAAATTTATTGAGAATTCCAATATCTATTTCATCCTTTCTAATTTTATTATAAATATCAGTATAATAAGTAAATAAGAAATTGCACTCGTTTACACATTCTTCATGAATTTTAGCATCATCACCCCTATACTTCGCCTTAATCATTATCATATTATTTACTTCATTTCTAATAACTTGACTATGCTTTAAATTACGTATAAAATCTGTTTGGTCTTCAACATTATTTGCCTTAATCATATTCTGCAACTGCAGTCTTTGTTTATCGTCCATTATTTATACTTAATATATTAAGTATTTTATTTAAACTAATTAAAATATTAATATATATTATTATGTCTACTAATTCTGCAATTATACCTATTACTACGCAATCTTTTGCTAGCGGGGCAGGTAGTGCTAGAGATTCAGCAATACAACAACAAGCTAATATGAATCAAAAACAAGCTCTTATAAATCAAGCTGGTCAAGGGAGGGGTGGCAGACGTAGAAAATACAGAGGTGGTGCAACTGATAATCAACTCACTGTGCCTCAATTTCAAATGCAATATACACCAACAGGTGGTCCTGGAACTAATCCTAATGACCAAGTTACTCAGGGAGCTGTAACATATACACAATCGAATGCTAATTCACAATTTGATAACCAAGCTACTAAAATGGGTGGCCGAAGAAGATATCGTAAAGGTGGTAATCCTGATTGGTTATGGGGATGCTATAGCGGAGGTAAATCTAAGCGTCGTGCTAGCCGTAAATCACGCAAACATCGCAAGAAAACTAGACGTCATCGTCATCATTAAATTATTAATTAAATTGTAACATTTATAATTGTAATATTTAACTTAAATTGCAATTTTAAAATTATAAACTTAATTCCATTAATAATTTTATACTAATAATATAAGTTATGCCATCTGGAAAAAATTGGGTTAATTTTTTATATGTAAATCTAGCTTTTGCTATCTATATAGCAGGAGTATTCTATTATAGCCAAATTGCTGAAATTAAAGCAAATTGGCCATTATATAGATGTAATCCTATGTATATGTTTTTAGCAGATGATATTGAACAAAATTTTACTTACTGCATTCAAACCATGCAAACAAGTTTTATGGGCACTTTACTTGCACCTCTTACCTATATAACAGGAACATTAGGAACTCAGCTTGGTGGATTCATGAATGATATTCAAAATATTCGTGCAATGTTCAATAAAATTCGCACATTTTTTTCATCAATTATCGAGTCTGTATTTGGTGTATTTTTAAATTTAATTATTGAATTTCAACGTATCACGATTGGTATTAAAGATTTAATTGGTAAAACTATCGGTATTATGGTTTCACTTATGTATGTTATGGATGGTAGTATTAAAACTATGAATAGCACATGGAACGGTCCTCCAGGACAACTAGTCAGAGCTCTCGGAAAATGCTTTCATCCTTTTACCAAACTTAAACTTAAAAATGGAAATATCAAGTGCATGAAAGATGTTGATTTAGGAGATATTTTAGAAGATGGTTCTGTTATCGAATCTGTATTAAAAATTGATAATAAAAAGAATCCAATTGATTTTTATGAAATTCCTGGTGGTGTTAATGGAGAGAATATATTAGTCACCGGTTCACATTTAGTATTCGATAGAACTATTAATGATTTTATTAAAGTCGAAGATTATAGAATAGCTAGAAAAACTAATATTACATATGATTGGTTTAGTTGTTTAATAACTAATACTCATAAAATACCAATTGGAAAAGAATTATTTTGGGATTGGGAAGATCATTTTGTTAAAACCAAGTTATTTAAAAGTATTTAATAATATTAATTTTGTTATAGAATGAAATGAATATTATCCACTTACTATATATGGATACTAACTTAAATACTATAACAAAAATGTATGATAAATTAAATTATTTTGACCAATATGGAGGCTCATTGATATTATTTATTATTATTACTATTATTGTAATTTTATTGGTCTCATATTTTCATACAATGACAAATATTCAACCGATTATTAATGATTGGCCAAATCAAAGATGTAAACCAACTATTATACCATTTGCTGGATTGATAACACATCCTGAAGGTGTTACTGCAAGCGAATATACTTCACAAAATTTTACCTATTGTACACAAAATATTCTATCTAATATAACCGGATATGCAGTTGAACCATTGACGTATATTACAAATGTTCTTCAACAGATAGCTAACACAATTCAACAAGCAATTCAATCTATCAGAGCAATGTTCGACAAAGTTAGAAATTCTATGCAACAAGTTAGTGAAGAAATTATGGGTAGATTAATGAATATAATGACACCATTAATGCAAATAATTATTAGCTTCAAAGATTTAACTAGTAAGATTCAAGGCACAATGACTGCGGGTTTATTTACACTTTTAGGTTCTTATTATACACTTAAATCATTGATGGGAGCAATTGCACAATTTATTATTATTATCCTTATTGCCCTTGCAGTTATGGTTGCTGTATTTTGGATTCTTCCTTTTACTTGGGGTGCTGCGATTGCTAATACAGCCATATTTATCGCAATTGCTATTCCAATGGCTATTATATTAACTTTTATGACTGATGTTTTACATGTAAATGCTGGATATAAAATTCCAAAAATTAAATGTTTTGACAAGGATACCTTAATTACGATGCATGATGGAACACAAAAGAAAATTATAGATATTCAAACTGGAGATATTCTTTCTAATAATAATGTTGTTACAGCAAAAATTAAAGTTACTACTGAAGGTTCCGATATTTACGAATTAGATGATATAATTGTTTCGGATTCTCATATAGTGAAATATTGTAATATTTGGATCCCCGTATCTAGTCATCCAGATGCAGTTAAATGTGAGTCTTATAATGAACCATTTTTATATTGTTTAAATACTACACATAAAATTATCAAAATTAATAATTATTTTTTTACAGATTGGGATGAAATTTATGATGAAACATTAAATCAAGTTTTAAATAACAAAATTATACCTATCAAAAGTCGCAAAGATATTCATAAATATTTAGATTGGGGATTTGCCGAATCAACCAAAATTAAACTTTCTAATGGAGATTATAGAGAAATTAACAAAATATCTATATTTGATGTTCTTGAAAATGGAGAGATTGTTTATGGAGTCGTCGAAATTGATGGAATAGATATAGCTGAAAATGTTTTGTATAATTTAGGCGAAAATAATGTTGTTGAAGGATACATTCCAGACTTAAATATTTTTAGACAACAAATTCCGGTAACTAATCAAAAACTATATCATTTATTAACTGATAAAAAAACATTTAAAATGGGAAATACGATAATTCCCGATTATAATGCCGCAATTGATAGATTTTTAGAAATCCCAATGTGAAAATGAAAATTATTATCTATTAATTATGTATAGCATGGATATCTCTATTCTTGGATTTAAGTTAAACCTTGAAATTTTAATTTTGATAGGTGTCGTATATTTAATTTTAGTTGGACATACTTTATGTGGATGCTCCAACTATAGTTTGATGGAAGGTCTTGATAATATGGTTAATACAGATATGTCTAATAATATAACTACTACTGCTACAAATGCTACAAATGCTACAGCTAATATGCTTACACAAGCATCTACTACTCCTGGCGTAGCACCTGCTGGAAATATGGTTGCTGGTGCTGCTAAGAATGGTTCTTCAAATCCTAATGGTAAAGCTGGAAAAGAAGGTTTTGTAGGTGCTAACACTAACTTTGGACAATCATCACCATATGATTTAACCAATAATTCAATGATTAATACTTCATCTTGGAGCAAGCCTAATATGACAGTTGTTCCTGGTCAACCATTAAGTCAAGGGGTTAAGGACTTCCTTGCGAGAGAACCTCAACCAGTTCCTCTTCCTGAAGGAGAAATGTTGATGTTTGCAAATACACCTTTTAAACCAGAATGCTGTCCAAATACGTACTCAACAAGTACTGGATGTGCCTGTATGACTGGTCCACAATACAATTATTTAATTTTACGTGGTGGTAATAACGTACCCTATAGCTCTTATTAAAAATATAAAAAATTAAAATAAATATTAATTTATAAATATTTTTATAAATTAATTATGGAAAAGAACCCTGATTATAAGAATACAGTTATTTATAAGATAGTTCCAAAAGATACTAATCTTAATTATTGCTATGTAGGTAGCACAGTTTGTTTGAAAATTTAACCGATAAATAATACATTATAAAATGTTAGTATTATAATTTTAGTATAATTATATATATATATGCCAAAGACAATAAGAAATAAGGATAATAATAAAAATAAGACCAAGAAATGTCCAATTGGTTTAAAACCATTTATGAGTAATTATATGTCAGAACATAAATATTTAAGAAAAATTCCAAATGATGAGTTAGAACAACAATTTATAAAAGAATTATTAAGCAAATTTGCACCTGGAAGCATAAAACCAGAAGATGATTTTTATGATTATATTAATTATCAATGGTTAAAAAATATAACAGTAGAAGAACAACAAAAATATATTGTTCAAATAGATGATTTTAGACTAGCACAAGATAAAGTTTATCATGAATTAGATGGAATTATTTTAGATTACATTAAAGATAATAAAAATAAATTAGCTAAAAATCTAAAAAATTATTATGATTCAGTTATTGCTATGAATCCAATAAATGATAGTAAAAGATTAGCGATAGAATGTGTAGATACAATAACTTCATATGTTAAAGAAAATAATCCATGGAATCTTCTAGCATTTTTTAATAGTAGAGAAATGACTTCCCCTCATGCTCCATTTGTTTGGTCAGTAAATCCAGACGACAAACAACCAGATATTTTTAGGTGTTACTTAGACCCACATCAATTTATTTTAATTGATTTAAATGTTTACTATGATGATGGAACTGACGTAAAATATAAAGCAAATTATAGAAATGAGTTTAGAAAATATGTTAAGAATGTTTTTGATACTTGCTTAGGAAAAGGACACGGATTTAATCCTTCAGATGTATTTGATGTTGAAGTTGAAATTTTTAATGCTCTAGGTTGTATAGATGTTACGAGTAAAGAAGAAAAATCATATAACAAAGTAATGGCTAATGAATGCATGGATAAATATGGGTTCGATTGGGCTGAGTTAACAAAATGCTTAGGATTTAAAAAAACACCTGAGTTTTTTATAACATCTAGTCTAAATTATTTAAAATGTGGCTCAGATCTATTAACTAAAAATTGGAATACAACTAAATGGATAACCTATTGGATATTTATATTACTTAAAAGAATTGTAAGAATTACCAGAAAATGGGAAAACATATCTTTTGATTTTTATGGTAAATTTGAAAGAGGTCAACAAGCTATTAATAAGAGTGATGCAGTTAGTGCATCTCTTTATATGTCAATACCATTTAATACATTCTTGACAAATCAATATATGGAAAAATATTCTGATCCACAAAAATTAGAATATGTATCAATATTAAGTCAAGACTTATTAACAACTTTTAAAATAATATTGGAGAAAAATACTTGGTTATCACCAAAAACTAAAAAATATGCACTATATAAACTAAGCAAATTTAAATTTATTATAGGCAAACCTGATAATTTGAGGGAGGATCCAGACCTTGATTATGGTACTAATTTAAATGATAACATGAATAAAATTGCAAAATGGCGTCATGAAAAATTTGTAGAATTAGAGGGAAAACATACTATTGATATACCTATGATGGATTGGACACAATATCCAGTTAAAATGACTGGCACGCAGGCTTATATTGTCAATGCTTCTTATACACCAGCTAAAAATGCTATTTATATTAATCAAGGCTATATACAAAAACCGTTTGTCGATTTAGATGAAAGAGGAATTGAATATAATTTAGCACATTTAGGATTTACATTGGGTCACGAAATGTCTCATGGATTTGATGATTCTGGAAGTCAATATGATGCTGAAGGTAAATTAAATAATTGGTGGACTCCAGCAGATAAGAAAAAATTTAAAGCTATACAAAAAGATATCATTAAACAATATGAAGATGCTGCTGCAAAAGATGGAATTAAATTTGATGCATCAATTGGTATAGGTGAAGACTTGGCTGATATTTCTGGTATGGCAATTTGTAACAATTATTTAAGACACTTCCAGCTTAATAATAATGATATAATACCTATAAGAAACTTAAGTTTTCAAGCATTTTATACTTATTTTGCACTACAGCAAAGGCAATTTGTAGGTAAAAAAGCCTTATCTGCTCAATTAAAGACAAATCCTCATCCTTTAGATAAATACAGATGCAATATTCCGTTGTCACGTTCTAATATATTCAGAGGCTTATTTAATGTTAAGAAAGGAGATGGTATGTGGTGGCATAATACTAATACTGTTTGGTAATAATATATATTAAATATAATAACTTAAAGGTCTTTAAATATGTTATTTAAATAATATATTTAAAATACTTAAAGAAATTTAATCAACCATCAATTTCTTATCAATAGTAACCTCTTTTGCAATATTTCTGATTATTTTATCAGCTTTCTCCTCGTCATTATTGCCGGCACCTCCCATAGCTTCAATCACGATTTTACTATACTGATCTGAATATTTAGACTCTGCCATATTACAACCTGGATGAGCCTCTTTAAATTTTGGAAGAAGTCGTTGATTTTTAAACGCAACTTTATTGATTACCTTTTTAATTCTCTTCTTATCAGAGTCCTCTTTTTCCCACTTGTCTTCGTCTTTAATATAAATAACTTCTCTCTTTTTATCTGCACAATGAATTGGTCTCTCTGTAACATCTAGAGCTTGTAAGTTTTTAACAATAATATTTGAAATTCCCTCTACATATCCTACTTCACCAATATTCTCTAAGTCGGACAACTGTAGTTGAATTGATTCTGCAAAATCCATAATATTCATAGCATTCTTACACGTCTCATTTAGAAAGAAATTTAAGTTGAAAGCCTTATTATGAGAGTTTGTATGGGTATTAGTAGTGTTATGTGTGCCATTTTTACATATATCGAGCACCTTGTTATTGCTTTCAATCATGAGACTTTGTTGTTCCATCATCATTTTTCTTAGCTCATTATTGTCTTTAATTAGCATCATAATTAAGTCCTTATCTGAAATGGAGTCATAAGGTTTTGAACGGTTATCGTTTGAGATGCTTCCGCAATTTTTTTTATGTTTCCATAATCCATTTCGTGATTTATATTTCTTATTGCATTTTTCACAAATATGCTCTGGGAGCAGAATAGCAGATTTTGCGTCACCAAAGTCACCTAAAACGTTAGCTGAGGTCTGTTTTGTATGTTTAGCACTCAATATATGGTCGGTATAGCTACTCTTTTTACACGTAGAATAGTCACATAATTCGCAATAATATTTTGAGCAGAATTTTGGCAGAATTTTGTCACCTAAAGTTTCCATATGTTAGCTAGAGAAAAAATCTTTAAGTATTTTTTAAAAAAAATTATCGTAACAA